GGAGACAAGGCTGTGTTAAACACCGACCAGAAGAAACTTCGGGATATGATTGCTAGTTCTAAAGATACTATAAACTTCAAAGTTGTTAAGGTTGAGATAACTTAAGTATGAAAGCTTCTGTTCTAGATGTTGCCAGATATTCTTTCTGCCCCAAGTTCTATGAACAGAAGGGCACGATTCCGGTTGTTGACCCAGAATGCCAAAGAGACTTTGCTTCTCTTTTGACATATGTCTTTAGAAGAGAATTCGAAAATGAAAGTAAGATTCCTTGGAAGCCAATCTTAGATAAGTGGACTAAGATATTCTGGGAGCATTATGAAGAGAAGAATGAGGAAGATAGAGCAAAATATAACCGCTCTCTTATAGCCTTAAAGCAATTCCACAATTGGTATATTGAGCTTGATGCCTCTATCCTTGCTGTGAATTTTTCTTTAAGCGCGTCACTTTATAATCATCAGTTGCAAGGGGAGATACCCGTCATCCTGAGCAATGGTGATGGTTCTGTTACTCTGGTCATATCTGAACAATTTCAAAAGGCGGGCTTAGTTAAGTGGGCGCCAGTTGTTAGATATTTATCAATTGCAATGGACCAATCTATTCCTGTTAGCAAAATCATTGTCCTGTCTTTCATTAATTATCGTGCTTTTACCACACATACCATAGAGCCCAACGCACGCTTTTGGGAGACTGCTATGCTTGACTTGCTTAATATTCTCCAATCAATGCAAGATGGCGTATCGTATTCGAATACGTTGGCATGTGGATTCTGCCCTTTGGCTAGCACATGTGAGGCTCTTAGTGAATAATGAAAGAACCGGTCATTTTATCCCCTGATGATGATCATGTTTGGACCGCTGATGAGATGCTATCTCTCGTGGATTCCATTCGATGGTTTCGTGGTATCGGCACTGAAGTCCGTAAAGCTCAGTTTATTGCCGACGAAGTTCCTAGATATAATTTGTCTGATGAGTTGTTCAATGTACTCGAGAGCCTCCAATCTATGGATGGAGTTGATGAAGAGATATTGGTCTACGCCTCTGACTATGATGAGCATTGGACATGGAAGATACTTCCGAGTCCTTTAGCTTTTGCGGTATGGCAAAATGTCAATCGGTGCCGATCTTCTTCGGATCCAGCTGCTTAATATTTTTGGCAGCGGTTTACGTATAGAGCCTGAATTCCAAGTAGGGGAAAGTCTCCGTCTTGATTATTATCTCCCTGATTATAAACTAGGGATTGAGTGGCACGGGCGCCAACATAAAGAGTTCGTAGAACACTTCCATAGAACTGCCGATGGCTTTAGAGATGCACAGAGAAGAGATAGACGTAAGTTAGAACTCTGTGCAGAAAAAGGAATTGCTGTAGCAGTCTTTTGGGATGACGAAGAAATAACTCAAGAGATAATAGTTGAGCGCATAAAGGGTGCAACTTCAGAAGAGAATACTCTGGAAGAAGAAACGATAAAGAATCCCCTGAGGGAAAAGATTCGCGAAGCAGCCAAAGCTCAATATCAGAAGTATAAACAATCTGAAGCTCATAGAGCTTATTTAGAGAAGGCCCGTAAAGCCAGGAAGGAACAGTATGAATATTCCAAGCAAAGGAAAAATAAGGATAAAAATTAATACATTACATATGTATGCTCCAATAATTAAATCTATTGTAGCTTCTTTTTATCCTGTCCAAGATGTTGATTATCCCTGGGGCCCCTGGATAGCATGGCCATATGGATCTTTCGAACGTGGTCAGAAAGTTCTTATTTCTACTCCTTCTGCCCTTGGTCCAGAGGATCATGAATCTATAGAAGGTGTTTTTGATTCTGAAGAAACGCCAACCGAAATTACTATGAAGATTGGCGAAGAGATTGGTCGGCACTATGGGGTAACCCCGTGGGGGGCTGATCGCGTCTGCTCTATTGAGGTTAATAGGACGTAAGCTATGGAAATCAAAGGCTGGCATCGTAGATTTTTAGGAAATACTTCGTCAGCTATTTGGCATGTTGATCGTCGAATGGGTAAAGACTTTATTACGGTCTTAGATCTGGTGAAGTATCAGAGACCTGTTGTTGTATTGCCCGATGAATCTTTTAGAGTGTTTCAGGCGAGATGTACTCTCCTCTACTCTACCATTAAGAATATGCAGATTGAATTGGTCCCTGCATCACATCTTGATGATCTAACATTAGCAGATGCGTATAAAACAGCGGATGCTTTGTACTTCCTCGAATACTCTTTGTATCCGAAAGAGATCCGAAAATTCATTCTAGAGAGCGCAAAGGACATAGAGTTCTCTTACAGTCTCTTGAAGATCCGTGCTCAAAATTTATTTCCTGTCCATATTGTAGGTTCTCATAATGAAGAAGAGCTGAAGACTCTTTCTGAGCTTTTGAATATGCCAGTGAACAGAGTGTTAAAAGATTACTAATGGAATTTGAACTCATAACAAGAGAGAGCGAAAGAGATCCCTACTGGGTTCACTGTACCTCTATGAATTTCCTTCAGCCTCAAGGGGTAAATACCTTCTGGCTTAGTGGCAAGCCTTACTACCGTACATCAGATTTAAATATGCTGAATAAAATAGTCCCTAGAGAAGCTTCTTACGCTTGGGTCAATAGTGAGAATTGTGCATATTCATTTTTGGTAGGACATGGGTGGTCAAAGATATGAAGTGTGCCAAATGCAATATGCCTATTGTAGATAGAGGCCGGGAATTGGATGATTGAATTTCTACTTGAGATAGATCCTATTCCACAGCCATAATCTCTGTTATTGTAATATTGATACTTTAATGGAGGTTAGCTAATGGCAAGTGGTGTCTATATCATTCGATGTTTTTCTAATGATAAATTCTATGTTGGAAGTGCAGTAGATTTGGAAGATCGTTTTAAGCGTCATAAAAGAATGTTGATGGGGAATTACCATCATAATAAACATCTTCAAAATGCCTGGAACAAGTATGGAGAAGAGGTCTTTGCCTTCGAAATACTAGAAGAGGTTCCTAATTTTCTAGAACAAGAACAATACTGGATTGATAAATTAGAAGCTTGTTTATTGGGTTTCAATATTTTGCCAACTGCGGGATCTACATTAGGTCATCAACATAGTGAAGAAACTAAAAGATTAATTTCTGAGAAAAATAAAGAACGTAATTTAGTTGGTGAGAACAATCCCTTTTATGGACAAATGCATACTGAAGAGAAGAAAGTGCATTGGTCTAAGGCTAGAAAAGGTCAGCAGGCTGGTGAAGCAAATCCCTTTTACGGACGACACCATACTGATGAGTCAAAAGAGAAACGCCGTCAAACTTTTAAAGATAGAGGCATCTCTTATCTAGGCGAGAAGAATCCAGCTGCAAAATTAACCTGGACTACAGTTGGTGAACTTAGAGAATTATATTCTTCTGGTTCTTATACTTATAAAGATCTAGCTACTAAATATGGTATTTCTGTTGATCTGGTCGGAAAGGTTATTCGTGAGGAGAAGTGGGTTAAGTGATACAGTTCGATTTACAAGTTACAGCGATTCCTCAGCCCCGCCCCAAGGCTAGACGCATTGGTCCAGGCATACAAATCTATACACCCAATAGTGGCCCTATTAAGCTCTATAAGGCTGCTATCGCTGAAGCCTTTAAACGGGTAGCGGGAGAGGACTTTGGCCCCTTAAAGGGGCCTTTACTGCTCTCTGTTCTATTTGTCTTTGAGAGACCCTATGCTCGTATGAAAGAAGAGGCACATATTATAAAGCCTGACTTGGATAATTTAGCCAAGGGGGTAATGGATGCCTTGAATGGAATTGCGTGGCATGATGACTCGCAGATTGTTTCTCTTACATTAGGTAAGGATTGGGCGGCGACTCATCTCGGTGGAAAGTCTGGACGCAAACTAGAATCTGGTGTGTCTTATATCTTTGTAGAGATCAAGACAAAAGAAGAAGCGGTAAATACCTTGACTGATTCCTAACCCATTGATATTCTTGTCGTTGATGCGGCAAGGATATATATGGAATTAGTCAAAGAAAAAGATAAAGCCCTAAATAAGCCTGTCCATAATGTGGACATTCAACGCGTTGACGAACTTGTTGCCATTTACATTAATGGTTCCAAGAAGGAACGCGCACAAGCTCAGAAAGAGATACTTGAATACTTCAACGAGTATTTGGAGAAGTACGTGAATCTCTTTGCTGGGTCTCAAGTTGATTTGAACAATTATGACACTAAGGGCTTTCTGGCTATGTTTCTTACAGGCCGCCCAAAGACCCCCTCGAATCTCGCACAACAACGTTCCTATATAGCTAATGTAATGAGCCGGTTCACTCGTGATGACATCAAGAACGAACTTATTGTTTTGTTCTTGGGTGTATTAGACAAGTACCGTATCTATCCTGGAGTCAATGCTCTTAACCCCCTGACGAAATTCTTTCGGTACAGAACCAAGGATTGGTTTAATCGTATCGTTAAAGATGCTTTGTTCAGAGTCGTAGACATCGAACAAATTTCTGGGACTAAAGATGACTCAAGAGATAAGTTTACTTTAGAAGGTTGGCTGGATATCTTGGACCCCATTACTGTTGATTTTGAAGAGGGTTTAGCTCAGTTAGATATAACTTGGGTGCGTAATCCTTCGCAAAAAATGTATCAGTCTCTTTCAACTTATGAACGTTATCTACTGTTCTTAACTTTTAATCAGGACTTGGGAGTAGCCCAAATTGCTGAGAAGTTAGAAAGAGATAAGGACACAATTAAGAGGCATCTTGCTACTATCTTGGAAAAGATAGGAGGTCTATACAAGGATGGATCAAAATGATCAGGATGAGCTAACTGCATCTAGAGTGAAGATAGATCCACATATTAAACTTAACCATGTGGTCGGGCAGCCGGAGGCGATAGCCCATTTAAGAGATTTGGTTAAGCGTATTAAGTGGCCTGAAATTTATCAGTCATGGGGCGTGTCCAAGCCTAAGGCGATAGCTTTAGTCGGACCACCTGGGGTTGGCAAAACATTCGCGATCAGAGCTCTAGCAAATGAGGTTGCATGTCCTCTATTGGAACTGAAATATGAGGATGTTGCGACGCATTTGTATGATGAAGCTATCCGCCGATTGTCTATGTTTAAGAGCCAAGCAGAAGCAATTGCTAAAGAGTTTGGTCATGTCTTGATCTTGATTGACGAGGCAGATGTTTTCTTCCGTAGTCGCTTTGATTCAAATACCCACAATAGTGATGAGAAGAAAACGAATTTCTTCTTACGTTGGATTGATGGTGATCTAGAGGGTTCTGATGGTTTCACGATCATCGCTTCTTCGAACGCTTGGGATATTGTTGATCCTGCTATCCGTAGGCCAGGGCGTTTTGTCAGAATAGATTTTAAGACGTTGTCTCCTGAAGATGTTCTGACAGCTATTGAAGTACATATGGATTTAGCGGAAGCTAAAACCGGAAGAAGAATGTTTGACAGATCTGATTTGGCCGAGCTTAAAAGTATCCTTCCTGAAATTACTGGGGCTGATGTCAAAGAAATTGTCGATGAGACATTGTTGAATAAAGCCAATGAGCAACTTGATCTTCTACTATCTCAAGACTCAGGCGATGTAATAGAATTTTCAAATTTAGGAATTGGATTAGTTTCAGCTGCGAATGTTGCTTCAGTTCTTGAGAAGTATAAGAAGCAAAATAAGCTTGTGAAAAAGGGAGTCGGATTTTGAGCCAAAGTATAATCGAGAATATCAATCTCCTTGGAATTGTTAAGAATGAAGTTTGCCGCGCGAGACATCCTGGTGTTCGTAGACTTCCAACATTTTATCCTAGCTCTGCGTCCGTGGAGTTGGCTGATGGAAGAGTAGAGGGTGGCTGCTGGAGGGCTGATTGGTACCGAGTAAAGGGCGTCGAGCCTTCTAATGGGACTGAATTTTACATCTCTATGATCCATCGTCTTGGGAAAGCTG